AGTTGTTCTTCCATGGTCGTCCTCAAAAACAGTTACTACAGCGCTACTGGCTGTAGATAAAAAAGGGTTGTTTGTCAATAAGGCTTCTGCAACAGGCTCTACTCTAGCGGGCCGTGGATTCCTTATTGCTTCCGCATCAGCGGTGAAGTGTGGTGGATCCAGTTGAGGTTGTTTAGGTTCCCATTGATCGGGGCCCACTAAATAACCGTCCCAGGTTTTTTTCATGTCCCTTAAACGATAACGAAAACCCGATATGTCGCATATTCCGTAAGCTCTTTTTCCGCTTGCAAAAGCCATTATATAACTGTCCTAGCAGGGAGAAAACGAGAACTTACTGTGTCTATATTCTCCGAAGCCGCTCTTTGCCACTCCTCATCGTATATTTGTTTTAAAAGAGGCACTCTTTCAGGGGCTCTTTTCATTGCTACATAATATGCAAGTCCAGCAACCATTGCCGGTAAAAACTCAAAAGTAATGTCCAAAGTGTTGGTATAAATTCCTGCATCTTGAATCCTTGTAAGTGCGTAATATCTAAATACGTCGGTAGAGTTTTCTGGGGCAGGGTATAAATACAGTTTAGGTGTTATGCTCCTCTCAACATAAAATTGAGTTGGCCTTGATTTTGTGCTTTTGTTTGGAAGATAGTGATAGTCGCTTCGACTGATTCTGTCTACTTGATAGTCGGTTGTGGTGCTTCCAGAAGTGGTTCTAATGACCGCCGATAGAACATTAACTAAGTCTGCATCAAGGTCATAACTAGCAGTGCCTTCGGTTAAAGACTCTGTTCTCTCCTCGATAACCCAAAGATTAAGGCCCCTATTGGCCCACTCAGCAAACATAAGGTTTAAAGAACGCCTAGCGGTTTGTAGGTCGTATCCTGTTCTTAGCTCCAGCCCACAACGCTCGAAAGACTCTTCGATCAACTCATCAACGTTCAGGTCAAACGCTGTTGTCCCTGAAGTCGCCATGGTTAAGGCCTACGGGCTTTCTTCTTATAGTTAGAAGTTCCCATTACTTTTACGCCATAGTCGCCACGGGAAGATTTAGTTTCTCCCATCATGTGCAGTTTTCTTTCTCTCATTCCTGGCATGGTCTACTCTTAATTATTAGGTGCTTCATAATATTTTATGAACTCGCACCAAACTGTGTATTCATTTCCTGCATCGGAAGTTGATGGAATAACGAAAAGAACGTCTCCACTGTATCCCGTCGCTTCTGTGTTGACCAATCCTCCAATAGAACTAAAGTCAAACATATTGTCATAAGAAAGCGTTAAAAAAGTAACGTTAGTGTCTGCGTCCCAGTCTAGGGAAGCAGGAGCATCTGTTCCTCCGCCTGCTGTGTACCAGATTTTACTCAGTGCAACGTGGGCGCAAGCTTTCCCGTTGTTTGTTGTCAATGCTGAAACATCGACCAACGTTGTGCTGCTTGCGCTTCCGTCTGATAAAACTGAACAATAAACAACTAGTTTTTTGTCGTAGTCATATTGAATGGTAGGGCCTGTGACTGTATTAGCCATAATAAGCTCCTACTATTAACTATTAGCAAATGGTGTAACTATAGTTCCTGAACCAAGTATGATTCCTTCAACAGCATACTTAGCACTTGCCATAGCGGTACATTTTACAATACTACCTACAAGCCCACCTTTAGTTGTTCCATTCATGGTGATTACATCGTTAGCTGCAGCAGAAATAAAAGTTTTACCTGTTGCATCATCTACACCTGTATATAACCCACCAACGAACTTATCTGTTCCATCAGTTAAGATGTCCATATCTGTAGCTGCTGTGACAACTATAAAGGTAAAAGTAGCGCCTAGGTTATTGGTTTGGTTTGGATCGTCGTCACTGCCTGGAGCAGTTGCAACAATAGAAGGTAGAGTAAATTTACCGTCTGCGTCATTAGTTACTAGGACTTTTCCAGCGTGTGCTGCAACAGTCAAAGTTGTGTCAGCAGTTAGACTAACTACGTTAGCGTTTCCTGCCGAAATAAAGCCAGCTAGTGATTTAACTGGACCTGAAAAGGTTGATTTTGCCATAATTTTTTCTCCTGAAAAAATAAGTCCTATTGTCTTGGCTTGTCTGCTAGGTCAGTCGATAGGACAGGGTTATCCCTAGATACAATAACTATATTACTTGTAAAATTGGGAAAAAGGAAGGGAAAGTGTGCCGGGTTGAGTAAGAAACCCCCGGCGAGGTTCCATATTTGGTTATGCTCCTGGGCTTCCGAATACTGCTCTTGGATCACTCCATCCAAAAGAGTATCTTTCTCTAGCCTTGTAGCGAACATTGCCTGTGTCAAAATCAGCTTCCATTGAAGTTCTGATTGGTGAACGGTCAAACATTTTGAATCCGTTCGGACAATCAGTCTTAATGAACCAAGCATCAGTGTCAGTGAGATAATGATTAACGGTATAACCTTCAGGGATCATTCCCATATTTTTCATAGCGTTAATATCATTATCAGACGTTCCAACACGTCCTGGTGTTTCCAACAATCTATCGGCAGTGAATTGTAGTTCTTTAGGAATGATTAGTTTCGTTCCTTGAAGAGCTACTTTCAATCCACGTTCGTCAGTAAATGCTGCAATGTCAATAAGAGCTTGTTCCAACGAAGTTTCGTTCAGGTCAGCTGCAGTTGAAAGTTCGTTACGCAAATTAGCGCCACCCACAGTTGGGTGGTCTGTTGCGCAAAGTTCTTTACCGTCTCCGCCTAAATAACTTGTGTTGAACGCTCTGTTTAAAACAGATGCTGCTTTTACTTGCTTAGTGTTTGCCATACTTCGGGCGAGCGCGCGAGTATATCTTGCTGACAATCTGTCATACAAGTTATCTTCGACCGCTTCCTCAGTGATTGAAAACGCCAATGCTATCGTTTCGTGAGTATATCTTGATGTAAACGCTTCTTGCGCTTGATCAAAAGCTACCCCTGCTCCTTCTGACTTGACAGGTGCGCTATCAAACCCTGTTAACATTACTTCTTCTTCAAAAGCGCGATCACTTGATTCGACGTCATAAATTTCTTCATGTTCGTTATCATATCTATCGTACTCAAGACCAAATAATGCATTAAGGCCTGGAAGCAATTCTTTTACCAATTGTGCTCTACTAATTGCCATCTAAATTACTCCTTACGTTCCTGCAACAGGACCTCTGTAAGCGTGCTCATTGATTATTACAACCAAATTTGCATTATCCGCTGTGAGATCTCCGTTAGAGTCATCTTGAACAACACCAACGATTTTAAGCTGAAGTGCTTGCGTTGTTGCTATAGTGCTAGAGTCGAGTTCACGAGTGGAAACACCTGTAGTCGTTGAACCACCAATGCCGTCAGTATCAGCATTTCTACCAATACATGTTACGGCTGAAGCACCGTCCGCTTGTACAAGAAACATTTGGTTAGGGTCGTCATAGATATAACATTCTATAGCTCCGCTTCCGAGTGCCGTTGTACTAGCTGGATAGTAATTCGAGAAGGTAGGCTCACCGCTTGAGTTGACATAGTAACAATGTGAGAACACACCGACTATGTTAGCTGAAGAAGCTGCTGCTCTATTAATATATCCACCTGCGAATATACACAAGTCACCTTGAAAGATGCTTGTACCATATCCGGAAGGATCAATACTATATTTATTAGCTTCTTGTACAGCTGAACCAACATTTAGGCCTTTATAAGGTCTTAGACCAAAAGCCTTGTCTACGTTTGCCATGTTAAACTTTTCCTCTATTCAAGAATTATTATTAAAAACCCTTAGTTCGATGAACCTTGAGTTCCGCCAATTGTTACGCGAGATTGCCTATTAGGTTTACTAATTGACATACTAGGATGTGTTCCATCTTTCATCAAATCATTATCAACCGCGTCCATTTGTCCCTCTGCCTTTGTTGTAAAGTAAGCGGTCCTTTCTTGAACGGTTTCGATTGGGATTCTACAAAGAATCAATCCGCCAACACCAATTACTCCTTGAAATTTACCTTCTTCCATTACGGGAGAATCGAAATCAGGATGTTCGTCTGCTCTCACAGGTTCCCAGCCTTCACGAAGTCTAGCCATCACATTTTTCTGATCGTCTTGACCTCTAGCTTCCATTCTTACCCAACGGTGAACGTATCCTTCTGGAGGATTCGGTGCATCCAAAGCGGATGGTGGAGCCCAAGGTTTTCTCGCTTGTTTTTTCTCACGAGTTTGGGCTTCGCGTGGTTCGCGACTTGCGTCGACTTTATTGTTTTTTGTCATTGTTGTCTCCACGTTTATTCAACATATTTCGCGTATTCATTTAAAGGCACACCTAGCTTCTTCGCTATTGCTACCTGTGAAGGTGTGAGTCTCACAGACTTGCGCCCAGTTTTAGCGCTGCGTTTTGCAGGAGCTACCGCTTGGGCGGGACGACTTTGTTGAGACGTTTCTCCAAATTTATGGGGAAACTCGTCTCGTATTCGTTTATCTATCTCACTATAATACTCATCGCTTGTCGCGTCAAACCCTTCATTCAACAAATCTTCGTGAATAGCGAAAGAAGTCATCGTCATTGCACGATCATCACCAAACCAAGAATTGCCTTCTGCCCAAGCTTCTGCTCTGGGATCGGGTTTCATAGGAGCCTCTTGTTCTTGTTGTACAAACTCTTGTTGCTGTTGTACAGGCTGTTGAGTTCTTCTTTGGTTGAGTGCTTGTACGCGTTGAGCCTCTACCGCTAAAGATGCCAATTTTTGTTGCGCGTTTACTTGCGCATCTATGTTTTGTTCTTCGTTCGCTTTTTGTAATAGTGTTTTCGTTGCTTCTGTTTCTGCTGTTATTCTGTTTGCTTCTGAAAGAATATAATTTCCGTCTGTGTTTTGTTTTTGTAGTTTAAGCGTTGAGTTTTCTTTATACACATTTTGAGCATACTTAGTCGCTGCTTCTTCTCTGCGTTCTGCTTCGCGCAGTTTTGCAGTGAGTTTGCCAATCCGTTTCTGTACGCCTTTGCTGTATTCTTCGTGCTCGTCTTCTACTTTTTCTTCTACTTTTTCTTCAGGCATCGCCTCTAAGATATTTTCTTTTACAGGCTGTGCTTCAAAAGTTGAGCTTTGGGTTTCTTCGATTTCTACATCTACTTCAGGTCCTGTATCGTCAATTTGTACAAGCTCTTCGGCAGGGTTTAGGTTTAGTTTGTGCTCTGGCATGATATTTTCCTCATGTTAAAATTGATGCAGAATTGCTTCTGGGTTAGGTACTCTTGCAATGATTTCATCGTCATTGAGTATTTTTATTTCACCGCCCTCAATTTGAAAACGAGATCCTGCGTAACGACCAAACATTACCCAATCTCCCTCTTCGCACCAAGGACCGGTTGAAAATCTTTCTCCGGTATAAGCTAGGGAACCTACTTTTAAAACATAACCTAAGACGGTACTGACTTGTTGTCTTCCAAGTGTTTCGTCTGTTAACTCAATTCCACCCTTTGTTTTTCTTTCGCCTCTAAAAGGAAGAATCATTACTCTCCATCCAGTCGGTTCTGGAAGACTTTCTAATAAATCTTCACCAACTTTGGTTGAGTCCAGCCCAATGCCTTCGTCATATACTTTTTCTAAGGGGGTTTTTTCGGACTCTTCTGTGGCCCATTTTTGTTCCAGCGCTGTTTTAGCCATTATTCTATATCCTGATTTTTAAGAATGGTTCTAATTTCTTCGCGA